AAATAGAAATGATGGAAAGTGGATATGAGGAAGGCGGAGATGTCAAAAGACCAACCCCAACATATAAGTCGATGGACATGGGTGGCGATATTCTTGATTCTTATCTTGCTGGCCTTGGAAACTCTAAGGACACTACTATAAAAGGTGGTGGGTCAAAGAAAAAACCAAAGCCTATTAAGAAAGCTAAGGGCGGGGCTGTTTCTCCTCGTAAAGCACAAGGTATGTATAATGGCAGAAGATAAATACAATCAACGAGTTCAAGATGCTTTATCTGACTATGCACAAGGTAAAATTACTGCACGGCAGACACAAAAAATTTTAAAGGGGTCAGGATATAAAGCTGACCTTAGAGAAGGGCGCAAAACAGGGGATATCCAAGTTTTTAAAATTGATGGTAGTGGGCATGGTTTATTTTATGAGTTCAGCAATGGTGGGGATGTATCAAAAGGCAAAACTATTGACGGCTTGACTCGCAGGCAAATCTTGACGATTGGCACGACAAAAGGCGTTCAAAGTTTGACAGACGCTCAGTTTGATGAATACCAGAGTATGCGTGATAATCAACGCAAGGGCATAAAAAATTTTCGTGGCGGTGGGGCTGTTATGGCAGGCCGTGGTGGTAAATTTAAGGGTATTTCGTGATGTCATATGAGGTTGGGGCGAACAATTTTAGCCAAGGTGAAGCCCTTCATTCCAGGCTTGATGCGAGAGAACCCTCCACTCAGAGCGTCAGGTTGTTCGTTCCAACGCTGTAAAAGGGGTATGAGATGGCTATAGAAAAAGGCACAGGCGCTGGCGGTGATAATGTCATCCCTATGAATGCACAGGAACAAATTGAAATTTTGGAAATGGCAACGCAGCCCGGTCAGGTAACAATGGACGATGGTTCTGTTATTGTTGGCGATATTTCTGAAGAAATGATGGCGGCAGAAATGCCGATAGAAATACCTTTTAATTCTAATCTTGTTGATTTTATGGATGAGGCTGAAGCCACAACCATTGCCTCTGATTTGGTTGGTGAGATTGAAGATGATTTGTCATCTCGTGAGGATTGGGAAGAGGTTTACAAAAGAGGCATTGACCTTCTTGGCATGAACTATGAAGAGAGATCACAGCCGTTTGAAGGTGCGTCTGGTGTGGTTCACCCACTCTTGGCAGAGTCTGTTACACAGTTTCAAGCGCAGGCTTATCGTGAGTTATTACCTGCTGGCGGCCCTGTTCGCACACAAATAATTGGTGATGAAAACAAAGAAGCTATAGCGCAGGCTGAACGTGTCAAAAACTATATGAATTACCAGATTACATACGAGATGGAGGAGTATGACCCCGAGTTGGATCAAATGCTTTTCTATCTACCCATAATAGGTAGCACATTTAAGAAAATTTATTTTGACCCTTTATTGCAAAGGGCTGTTTCCAAGTTTGTTCATGCTGAAGACTTAATTGTTCCTTATAGCGCCACTGATTTAGCGTCAGCGACAAGAATTACACATGTCGTAAAAATGGACAAAAACGAGATTAGAAAACTGCAACTTACAGGTTTTTACGCTGATATAGACCTCCCTGGAGACAGTTATGGGGATGATGAATACTCTGGCGTTAAGGAAACCATAGATGAAATTCAAGGCATTTCTCCTTCAGGCTCTAGTGAAGAAGTAACGCTGTATGAAGTTCATACAAATTTAGATTTATCTGGGTTTAAAGATGTAGATGCAAATGGCGAGGAAACTGAGTTAAAGCTTCCATATATCGTTACAATTGTTGAAAAAAGCGGCAAAGTTTTGTCTATTCGTCGTAATTATGATGAATCAGACCCTTTGCGCCGTGCGAAGCCTTATTTTGTTCATTACAAGTTTTTGCCCGGATTGGGTTTTTATGGATTTGGTCTTACACATATGATTGGCGGATTGTCTCAAGCAGCAACCAGCTTGTTAAGACAGCTCATTGACGCTGGCACCCTGTCCAACCTCCCTGCGGGGTTCAAGGCTCGTGGCGCTCGTATCCGCGATGAAGACGAACCACTAAATCCAGGTGAGTTTCGTGATATTGATGTCGCAGGTATGGACATCCGCCAATCGCTCATGACGCTTCCGTTTAAAGAGCCCTCACAGACGCTATATTCACTCTTAGGCACGCTTGTTGACTCTGGGCGTAGGTTTGCGTCTTTAGCTGACATGAAAGTGGCTGAGATGGGCGGGGAAACGCCTGTAGGCACTACTATGGCGATTATGGAGCGTGGCACAAAGGTTATGTCCGCAATTCACAAGCGCTTGCATTATTCACAAAAGGTTGAATTTAAGCTTTTAGCTAACGTATTTGCTAGGTTTATGGCTCCTATGTATCCTTATGCGATACCCGGCGCTCCACCAGAAATAAAAGTAACAGACTTTGATGACCGCATAGATGTTCTGCCCGTCTCAGATCCAAACATCTTTTCCATGTCACAACGTATAGCTTTAGCGCAGACAGAACTACAATTGGTTCAATCAAACCCAGAGATACATGGAAACGAACAGGGATTATATCAGGCTTACCGTAAAATGTATGAAGCATTAGGAGTTACCAATGTCGATGCAATCTTACCTCCACCTCCTGTCCCTCAACCTACGAATCCGGCTAAAGAAAACCAAGAGGCAATGCGTGGAAAGGCTTTACAAGCTTTTCCAGATCAAAACCATCAAGCTCATATTGAAGCTCATTTGGCAATTATTGCAACGCCTGTGGCGCAAGCTAATGCGGCGATAGTCATGACATTGCAAGGTCATGTTCAAGAGCATCTTGGGTTTATGGCTGAGGCTATGGCGCAAGAAGAAATTATAAATCAGCTTGCTCCAGAAGAGCAAATGCAAATTCAGTCTTCTGAAGAAGGAATGATGGCCTTTCAAACAGAGGTTGCGTCACGCGCAGCTCAATTAATTGGAGAGCTTACAGAGCAATATGCTCAAGCGGTTACGCCACCACAACAGCCTGACCCACTTGTTGCCATACGTCAGCAAGAATTGGCTTTGCGTGAAGCTGATATTCAACGCAAGGCTAAAGAAGCCGATGATAGGGCGCAGCTTGATCGTGAGAAAGAATTGAATGACCAGATGGCAGAGAGCGCCAGAATAAACATTCAAAAAGAGGCTTTGGATGAAAAAACCAGAGTGGCAGAGGAGCGTATTCAAACTCAAAGAGATATCGCAGCTCTTAATAACATGACGAAAGGTCGGTAAAATGACAGCAAGTTCAGTAAGTAGAAAAGTAGCTGAAGTAGAAAAAGCTAAAAAAGTGGAGCGTAGAAATGCCCTTATCGAAAGGCAAAAGCCAAAAGACGATATCGTCAAACATATCGAAACTGAGGTCAGAGGGATACCCGCAGAGACAAGCAGTAGCAATAGCGTTATCGACAGCGGGGAAATCAAAGTCAAAGCCGTTAAGAAAAAGCCCAGTGGGTCTAAAAAAGGGGGGAGTGGTAAAAAAGTTCTCTCCAATAGCAAGACCGCAAAGATTTAAAGGCATTTTCTAATGAGTGCAGAAGAAGTAGCAAGGAAGCTATTAGAGCTTAAAATACTGCCTAGATTCATGATGCTATGCATGACAGGCGTGTACATCAGATGCATAGAATGGGCTCTTTCACAGCCGGATCTCACAACTCAGCAGGCCTCGCTAATTTCAGTTGTCACGGGTGCCATGACAGGCAGTCTGGCAGTTTGGCTCAATTCCGAGAAGTAAATGCCAGCAAAGCTGAATGAAAATACAGAAGTAGCACTACCCTTACGCAACATCATATCTATGGTTGCGGCGGCATCATTAGCTACTTGGGCGTATTTTGGGATCATAGAACGCTTAAACCAAATTGAAACCAATATCACAATGATGGAATCTGATGTTCAGCATAACACTGAGTTTAGAATAAAGTGGCCGAGGGGAGAGATGGGGAGCCTCCCGGCTGATTCTGAACAGTACATGCTGATCGAGCATTTGGCTGGTGAATTGGAAAAATTGCAAACGGATATAGAATCTGGTAAGGCTCCTTTTGATCAACAGCAAAAGTTGACATTAGATTTTTATGAGCGCCGAATTACAAGTTTAGAAGAAAACTTAGAGAATATGAGAAATGGGGATAATTGAAACCTCAATAATTTTGATATTGTATATGTCAGGGTCTATCGTTGAGCATGTAGGCTATGATAATATATCAATGTGTTTAAGGGCTAAAAGACACATTGAGCGCACTGGCTGGAAAGACAGTGAATATAAAAGATATGCTTGTGAGAAGAGAACTGTAGAACTAAAGGAGGGTGTAGACGGCAAGCCGTATGTGCTGAAAATAGTGGAGTAGTAAATTGTTAGCCGAACTCGCTGCTGCAAATGCGGCTTTTATGATTATCAAGAAGGCTGTCCAGAACACTGGAGATATTGCCAAAGCAGGAAAAGCTATTTCAGATTTTGTCATAGCCAAAGAGGAGCTGCAACGAAAAGGTAATAAGAAAAAGAAATCGGGGGTTCGTTCATCTGATTTAGAAGAGTTTATGGCATTAGAGGCCATTCGACAAAAAGAACTACAATTGAAACAAATTATGATATACACAGGCAGACCTGTC